GAATTAAATCAGATTAAAATGGAGTATAGAAGATTCATTGATTGGTGGATGGGCGGAGACATGGCGCGCCAACAGGATCAAGATGCTCTACTTGAAGCACTTGCAGAATTAAAACCAGGAGAAATGCGTCCTGCACCTTCAGGTGGAAGAGGTGACGATGACAAACCCGAAGGAAAGAAAGGCTTTTTTAGAGGTCTGCTGGATAAACTTTTGGTGAACAGTATACCTATGTTATTAGGTGCTTTAGCCTTTATTCCAGCTGTTATAGGAAGTTTCTTCTCTACTCTAGGTGGACAACTTCGTGTTGTTTTTACAAAGTTAACTCCAAATCTGGTAAAGAAATTTGACCAGGTAATGGATTTTATTCGTGGTATTTTTAAACCAGTTACAAATTTATTTGGTAATATTGGAAAGATTTTTGAACCAATCAAGAAAATCTTTACTGCCGGAGACGGTATGTTCAAGCCCGTAGCTGATTTCTTTGGTAAGGTAGGAAAATTCGGAAGCAAATTTGCTTCAATGGGTAAAGTAGTAGGAAACCTTTTAGGAAAACTCGCGTTACCAATTACCATTGTTATGGGTATTATTGACGGTATTGGAGGATTTATGACTGGATTCAAGGAAGAAGGAATCCTTGGAGGTATCAAGGGAGCAATTGTAGGAGTTGTAAATGGTCTTGTAGGTTTCCTTGTAGATATTCCGGTGAAGGGATTGGGTTACGTTGCAGGGTGGCTAGGGTTTGAAAACGTAGCAGATGTCCTGAAGAACTTCTCATTCAAAGATAACTTTCAGATGGTAATTGATACAGTCTTTGATGCCGTTGGAGAGTTTTTTAATTGGATGACTGATGGTATTTCTGGAGTGTTTTCAGGAGCACTTTCAGGAGATATGTCATCAATAATGTCGTTGATATTCCCTGTGGGTGGATTGTTATCCATGTTAGTTCCAGATTCAGTTAAAGAGAACATTTCTGAATTCTTTAAGGAAATGGTTCGTTCGATTCTTCCAGATCCAGGAAAGAGTTTCATAGGTAAACTTCTTTCTAATGTAATTCCAGACTCCGTTTATCAGTGGGCAGGGCTAAATCCTAAAACTGGAGCACTTTTACCTGCTGATAAACTCAATCAGTTTGTTCAAGACCAAAGTGATCCTAAAAAGTCTGCAAAGGAAATAATGCAGCAGAGAAAGGATCTAAAGGCTGCAGGATATACGGATGAGATGATAGATTCGGCCACTGATAAAAAGGCTCAGAAAGCTAAGGAAGAGGCCGATGCCAAATTTAAAGAAGAAGAAAAGAAAAAGAAACTTGATAATAGAGCTGCAGCCAGAGCAAAGACAAAAGAGGATGAAAAATACGGAAAGGATATCAAGGCATATGAAGAACTGATAGCCACCAGTAACGACACTGAGGAGATATCTGCAGCAGGAAAGGGATTATTGGACAAAGGATTATCTCAGGATAGATTAACACAGATATTTGATGAGCAGTATTTAAAACGCAATGCTGCAGTAGCTACTGCAGATACTGCAGTAGAAGTTAAACCTGCCCTGAATACTACACAGGGTATTCAGATGGCAGAAAGGTTTAACAGAGACTTTAATATTAAGCCAGCTGTTAAAGCTAATTTTGATGAGGCCTATGGCCCAGGGAAATTAAGACCAGTAACTGATGGTTGGGTAACAAAGCCTCCCGTGGTTCAGACTGGGCAAGCAATGAATGTTCTATCGGCCGATAATGAAGCACAAAAACAAAATGCAATGACAGCTTCTATTGCTTCTTCTAATAACAGTAATGTTACCAATAATGCTTCTTCAACTAACACAACCGTGGTCAATTCAAATATACCAGATAGAACATTTGCATCATTTGGTAGACACGGAAGGTAACTAAAAACCCCACCTGTTACAGTGGGGTTGGTTTTAATTAGGAACGTGCCAACTTGGCAAAGTAACTTAACTCACCTTCCTCTTCCTCAGGAGGAACAGTAGAACGGAGTGAAGGAGCCTTTACCTCATCGGGCTCATTGGAACGAGAAGCAGTTCGACCCGAAGGAGCCGGAGCGGATTCCTCAGTGGCAATCTGTGCAGCCTTATCGGGATAAGCCTCATTGCCCAGAACATCATAGAGTTTCTTCTGGAGCTCGCCATAACTCTTGTAGTTCTTAGGATCAATAAAGTCCTTCAGAGGATACAGAGAATCATAGATGGGCTTGAGTCGCTCGTCGACACCACCAAAGAGAGGCGAAGCCTTATCAAACTCGGATTTGTCGTAGTTGCGGTATCCCTCAACCTGACGGATCTTGAGCTTGAAGTTACCACCTGCCCAGAAGTCGAACACATTGATTGGAGCCTCATCCTGAAACTGAGGCTGCATGACATCCATAATCTTGTCAAAGATTTTCTTACCGAACTTGAAGAGCATGACTTTGCCTTCATTGGCAGGATTGGAAGGATCAGAAACAATCAGAATGTTTGAAACGTAATGGAGACGACGCTTACGAACACGTGCAATTTCCTTATCTGATTCAAGGCCAGAGTTCCAGAGTTTTGCATTCAGCTCGGATACTGGATCCTGTTGACCAATGGAAGTGAGAGAGGTCTCAATATACCACTTACCGGTAGGTCCCTTGAAACCATGATCCCAGAAGCGCACCCATGGAAGATCCTCACCAGCAGGTGCCGGAAGAAAACGAATAACGGCATAACCGTTACCTGCTTTGTCCACTGTTGGAGCCCAGAGACGATCATCTCCGAACGATTTGTTTTCAGTAAGCTTCTCCGCTGCATGGACAAGCTTCGATATAGAAGAGGCAGAATTAGCCTTTAGTTTTTCGAATGACATATGTTGTTGTATTGTGTTGTGTGTTGTTGTATTACCACCAACTATAAGATATTATCCTATTGTGTTGGCGATGTAAATCCCGAAATGAGTATAGAACGTATTTTTGTATAATCAATAATATCTTTCAGAAAAGGCTGATATTTAATTATCATCCGTTTCTTTGATTCAAACATTCCCAGTGCATCTTCAATAGACTCGGAGTTACATGAATCAAGAAAATTGACAATTGTATTTATTACGGTTACTGTTTCAAGAGAAATTGAGCCATCATCTACGAGATCAAATATCTTTGGCTGAAGACCATTGTATGGAAACAGAAGAGAATCAAATGATCCCTTGCTCTTCATTGCTTCAATCTCAGATTTAATGTTATATGAATACGATTCAAGATATGCACGTTTCTGTTCTACTGGTGTTTCCTTCATGGAACCAATCCAGTCATTACCCTCGATCACATTCCAGACATAGTATGCAATGGTTTGATCCTGTGTGGGATACCTACGTGCCACACGTTCAAAGAAGAACCGATTCTTGTGAGCCTCAAAGGTGGATGATTTGGCTGCAGAGGTCTTGAACTGATACTTTATGGCATCATAGCTTCCAGAGAAGTGAAGCTTGATGGCCATGTAAAGCCGATATGAATCAAAGGGAGACGTCCTGACAGATTTAAATTGATTCAGCATTAAAGATATGTGGTAAGGTCTGAGTTCTTGGAACCCGTAATACCCTTATTGCGTATTGCATCCAGCCTTAGTCGTTCCTTCAACGTATCAGAGATAAGAAGAACAACGTCCTCTGTATCAAGACTTAATTCATGGCATATCTGGCATATTGCCTCAGAATACCGAAGTTTGTCGTTGCGAACAAGCAACTCCACACGAGTGAGGAAGTCAGCTTTATTTATTGCTATTGGAATTTGAGCGAGCATTTGAGTGAACATGTAGGATTAAAAACGGTGCGGCAAATAGAAACCATCCCCATCCAGGGATGCCATTACAAGCCATGTAAACCGCTCCACCCAAAACAATGGAACAGGGGATATTATGAATAAGAGTTTGCATTATTTGTGAGTAAAGATTCGGAGTATGATGGTCTTGTCATTGATACGACCATTGGGAACAGACTTTTTAGATTTAATTGCATCGATGGCCTTATCAACCTGTTTAGAGGTCTTGGATAGAATGTCGGGCAATACATCATTGGGTTTCCTCAGTCGGAGATTGTATGAAGCTGTTTCGGTAAAGTTCTTGATTGCAGAACCCTTTACCTCTAGTCCTGCTTCAGATGCGGATTCAAAGCAGGTGAGAACTCTGTTCTTTGTATTGAAAACAAAGACACGATGTGAACCAGGTATGCTCATTGGCGATACAGACTTGATTGAATACTCGGCAGATGCCTGCATAAACTTCAACCGTGATACCTGCTTCTCGGCAGACTTGGCTTTCTTGACTCGTGGTTTCCTCTCGGCCTTTTTGGAATGAGTCACCTTCACAATCTGATTCAACATATCCTCACAGGCTTCAATACGGTAATTGAGACCCTTCTTAGTCAGGTATGCATAACCCTGAACCACTTCTTCATAGAGTCCAGCCTTGGCATCCTGAAGTTCCTTTAAGAGTTTTTCAATTTTGGGCAATAGGAATTTAAGCCCCATTGCAGGAACATTGTGGTTGTTCATCAGAACCGAAATGTTCAGAGATGATACTTTATCTTCTCCCTTCATCCACAGTTCAAGCATTGAATCAAAGTTATCTACCAGAGTCGACATTACTTTGCTCTCTAGTCGTTCTTGAATGTTTACTGGTTTCCTTTCCGTATCTTCCTCTTTGTTGGGGTTAAAGGTATCCTTGAGACCGATTGCACGAGCAATATCCGTATGAGCCAATTCAAGGATATCTGTGGTGTTTAACCGCTTCACACGGTCGGCATCAATGCCACGGTTGAGGCTGCGGCATAGTTTGCCTGTGGTACCCGAAGTTGCCCAATCTGGAAACTTTGAGAACGTACTGATTTGCTCTGTGGAATACTTTCCAGAGGCCTTCATAAACTTAAT